AACTTGAGGGTGATGAAGATGAGACCGAGGATGCCGAGGAACCCTGGACCGATGTTTACCGATACGCTGTTCTGATTTTTCATTCTTGTCTCCATCTTGAAATTTGGTGCGCCCGGTAGGACTCGAACCTACACTCAGACAGTTATGAGCTGTCAGCTTCACCTTTAAGCTACAGGCGCTGGTACCCCCTGTCAGATTCGAACTGACCCTGAAACGATTTTAAGTCGTCTTCCTCTACCGCTGGGATAAGGGGGCGATTGGTGGGCGTGTAGGGATTCGAACCCTAGCGAGAACACCGATCTAGTGCTAAAGGGTTTATAAGTCCCTCCGGGCCACCTGGCCACACGCCCGTATCTTATTTGAGGAGAGCTATGCGCTCCTGCATGTAGCGCTTGACGGTCAGGAGCTTGTCCAGCTCACGGAAGGTGAAGTCCTCCGTGGCGTTTTGATTGGCTCGCTCTATGGCGGGGTCCAGGAAGTTGAGGATCTCATAGTTCAACATGGTCACCAGTAGCTGTTTATGAGAGTCAGAGATCTGCATGCCGTCCTCCATAGCCTATACGCCAGTTATACTATATCTACCCTAAACAGTACAACTCTAAATTCATGGAATCACAAAAATGTAGAGCATAAATACCATTGCCTCCAATAGGGAAGAGAACCATGCTCATAAAAGTGTACGGTTCAAGCACTAAGCGCTTGAAAGCGATGGTTCGAGATGCTATAGAGTATGCCGCGGCGAGTTTCTTTGATAAGAGAATCCTACAGAACTTAGAGATCACGATAAAGTTCGACGACAAGCTGATGGCCGAGTCCGGCGACGTGGCCCAGATGGAGTGGATAGACACCCACGTACGGGCCAGGGTCTTCAGCGTGGTGGTCGACAAGAACATCAACGAGTTCCTGACCGTCCTCTGCGTCCTGCACGAGATGGTACACGTCAAGCAGTACGCCAAGGGCGAGCTCTTCCAGTCCATGAAAGACTCCAACCTCCACAAGTGGAACAAGAAGGAGTGGGTCGACGACGGTAAGGTCCCCTACTGGGAGCTCCCGTGGGAGATCGAGGCCCACGGCCGCGAGAAGGGTCTCATGCTGGGGTGGATGAACTCCACCAGCCTGATCTCCGAGGAGGAGAAGCAGAGCTGGCGTGCCAAGTTCATGTTCCCCTAGACCAGCATCTTCAGCTTGTCCTTCAGGGACTCCCTTGTATCCCTGCCCATGTCGGTCCTGTCGAACACCGGTCCCTCGAGGAGGTTCTCCTGGGCACCCTGCTCCACGTCGTAGAACTTCATCTTAGCGCGGTCGACGCCCACGATGAACCTCTTGTTCTTGTTGGGATCGCCGTACCTGTTCTTCAGCTGCTTGACCATGACCTGGTTCATGTCGGCGAGCTCCTCGGTGGAGATCAGGGCGATCATGAAGTCGGCAGTGGCCGGGAGGCCGAAGGACTCGGACGTGTCTGTCAGGTCGACGTCGCTCGACGAGTAGCCGGTACGCGTCGTCTGGGTAGCGGAGATGATCGGCACCCCGAACTCCACTGCCATACCTCTGATCTCCTCGGCGATCGACTTGATCAGGGTGTAAGAGTTGACCTGTGACCCGGCCTTGATGCGCGAGCTCGAGCAGATGTTCAGGTAGTCGATGTAGATCACGTCGGGCACGAAGTTCTTCTTCAGGGCCAGCTCGTTCAGCAGGGACCTGAAGTGGTGCGTGGATGCCGAGGCGGTCGGGTACTCCTTGATGATGAGCTTGCCGACTGTCATCTCCTTCAGCTTGTTCACCTTCTTCCTGTAGGTCTCGCGCGGCAGAGTCGTGAGCTCGTCCAGGTTGGTGTTGAGCAGGTTCGCGTCGATCCTCTTGGCGATCTCCTGCTCGGCCATTTCCATGGTGATGTAGAGGACGTTCTTACCCAGTACCAGGTTACCCGCGGCGCAGTGGCACATGAACATGGTCTTACCGACGCCGGTACCCGCCAGGATGATGTTCAGGGTCTTCCTGGGGATGCCGCCGTTCGTGATCTCGTTCATGTACGCCAGGTCGAACGGCAGGCGAGCTTCCTTCTTGTGATAGAAGTCGTACCGCGAGTCCGTGTCCTCGAGGTAGTCGTGGCCGACGCTCGTGTCGAACGTGACGGCTAGGGCCTCCTGCAGGATGTGGGGGATGGCTCCCTTGTCGACGCCCTTAGTGCTGCCGTCCATGATCTGGATCGACTTCGACACCGCGTTGTAGAGCGCCTTGTCTTGACAGAACTTCTCCGTGTTCTGTACCAGCCACTCCATACCGGACTCGTCCCGCTTGAGGTTCTCGATGACGCCCCGAGTTCCCTTGAAGGCGATCTCGTTCAGACCGCTCGAGTTCTCGAGCTCGATCAACAGTGCCTCCTTGGAGGGGAGCCCGTTAAACTTGTTGACGTACTCCGACACGAGCTTGTACGTCAGGCGATGAGAGCCGTCGCCGAAGTACTCCTCGCGTAGGAACGGGAGAACTTTCCTGGCGTACTCTTCGTTGTGCGCCAGGTTAGAGAGGATTACCTCTTCGATCATTTATTACTCCTCGTCGGAATCGAGAATTGCGCCCTTGCCGGTCAAGCTGTACTTATCCCGGATGTAGTCGGTAAGAGTGGTCTCCTTCAAGATTTTTATCCAGAAGTCCTTGTTGTCCTCGATGTCCTTCAGGCGCATCTTGTCGCCGATGAGCTCGCCGGTCTCGGGGTCCGACTGCTGGTACCAGCCGTTGCTGGGCTTGGAGACGATCTTGGCCTCGAGCGCCAGGTCGAGCAGACCGGACCACTTCTTGATGCCGCCGTTGAAAGAGACGGTGATGGGGATCTTGCTCTTCTCGCGGACGAAGCGCGACTTCTCGACGTTGATCACGAAGTTGTAGCCCGTGATGCCATCGCTGTCCTTCTCCTGCTGACGACCCAGGATCCAGATCGTGTTGGCCGAGTAGTAGATGCCGGTGCCGCCCGAGACGATGTCGCGCGGGTACATGGCGAGTTCCTTGTAGGTGTGGTTGATCACGACCAGCGGGATGTCCTTCATGGTCAGGTGGGGAGTGACCATACGGAACAGCGACTTGAGCGCCTTGGCGCGGGACATGTCGGCGACCGACTTACCCTCGAGCGCGTCGTCGACTTCCTTCTTCGAGGCGAGGTTGCCCACGGAGTCGATGACGATCAGGACTTCGTCCTTGCGGTCGAGCTCGTTGAGCTGCTTCATGATGTCGAACTTTAGCTCTTCCACGTCGGTGATCGGCGTGTGGACGACTCGTTCCAGGGGAATACCGAAGGTCTCGAAGTACGACTGGGGAGTACCGAACTCTGAGTCGTAGAACAGGATGACGCCGTCCTTGTACTTCTTTAGGAACGACGCGGCCATCAACAGAGAGAAACCGGTCTTGAAGTGCTTGGACGGACCGGCGAGGACCGTGAGGCCGGGAGTCAACCCGCCGTCCATTGAGCCGGAAAGGGCGACGTTGATCATGGGAACCGACGTCGGGATCATGTCCGACTTGCCGTAGACCTTGCTGTCGTCCAGCGTCGCGGTCTCCTTGATGCTCGAGTTCTTTATGAGTTTATCTATCAGCGACATGTGTCCTCACATCCTTAGATTTGCTATCTGCGATTTGTCTATCTCTATAGTACTATGTTTCTTCTTACGTGTAAACTTCTTTTTTGATTGCTTCGACTTTGTTTTAGTGGAAAGGCCGATGTTGGCCGCGATCAGTAGAACCACCGCGAGAGGGTCGAACACCAGGACCAAGAGCACTATCACCAGCCTCACGGCCCTCTCGAGAGTGTCGGTATCGGCGTCGTCGTATATCATGGCGGCCACATACTTCAGGGGTCCGACCTCGGCCTCTAGCTTCTTGACTCTCGTCTCCGCGGTTATCTTCTCTGTCTTGAGGGCGGCCATCTCGTCTATGAGAGAGTCCTTCTTGGCGATGAGCTCGTCTCTGGCGACCTTCTGCTGCTTTATCGCCTGCAGGGAGGACTTGGTCTGTCCCTTCTCGGTCATCTTAGCGACGTTGTCGTCGATCTGAGAGACCTGCTTGTCGACGTCGTCTATCTGCTGCTGCTGGTACTCTATCTTGGAGTCCAGTATCTGGACTGTCTCCGCGTCGCCCGTGCTGGCGATGAGCTGCTGCTCTATGTGAGCCCTGGATAGAAAGCCGAATATACCGAGACTGGTTATGAGCATGAGCAGGGCGACCGCCGCCGTCAGGTACGCCTTGATCAGACCGGAGGTCGAGTGCCAGTTCCTGTACAGCCAGGAAGCGGTGACGAGCTTGCCGACCTCCAGGACAGAACCCATGATGATGACGGGCCAGAAAGCTCCGGCGAATATGACCGTGAGTCCGATGATGGAGAAGTAGCCGGCGACCACTGAGATCGCCAGCGCCACGAGCAGGGCCAGGTAGTTGATCACGAGTCCACTACGTCCTTCAGCTTCTGCTTGAACTGTGCGATCTTCTTCTGGCGATCCGGCCAGTAGATGTAGCTCTTGTCCGGGTCCTTCGCCAGGTTGTCGAGGAGCGGCACGATCATGTTGTACATCTTCTTCAGCTTCTCGTTGACGGCCGCCCCGAGCTGCTCGTTCACCATCGCCTGCTGTGCCAGCGTCTGGGCCTTTGCCTCGAGCTCCTTGATGGAGTCGAGCTCCTTCTCGTCCACGG